TTTCAATTTCAGACACCGATTTGCAGAATTTGCAAAGGATAACAGGTCCCGGAGTTGCGGAACCGGAGCAACGGGCGCATGGCGGTTACATGGGTCGTGGTACGTCGGCAGGGGAACTCGCTCCACGGGGCAGCATGTCGGTTCGCGAAGCGGGTGAAACGATGTATGAACTTGCGAAGCGTCGAAGGGGTATGCGGGGCGGCGGAATTATGTCGTTGAGGAGGTAACCATGGCCCGTTCTCCTTTACCACGTAGTAACTTCGGTACGAGCGCCCTTGTTGAACGGAGGGATGCCATACCTCCTGTGGATTTGGAGGAAGGTCCTGATGCGGAAATACTCCTGGAAGATGAGACCGTCATTGAAGCTCCCGGCTTGAATATAGAACTTGAGGAAGACGGGGGGGTAGTGGTTGATTTCGAGCCGCGCATGAAAGGTCCGGAAACAGGTGATTTTTATGACAACCTTGCAGAGACCCTAAAGGACAGTGTAGCGAGTCGGATTTCATCCGAACTTTTGGAGCAGTATGAATCCAACAAGGATGGACGTAAAGATTGGGAGGATACTTATCGCACAGGGTTGGAGCTTCTTGGGTTCAAGTATGAGGATCGTTCAGAGCCCTTTCGTGGTGCAACAGGTGTAACGCATCCTTTATTGGCAGAAGCGGTCACACAGTTTCAGGCACAAGCTTTTGGGGAACTTCTTCCGGCGGGAGGTCCGGTTCGTACAGAAATAATTGGCAAGGTCACACCGGAAGTTGAAGATCAGGCGGATCGCGTTCGGCATTTTATGAATTACCAGATTACCTGTATAATGAAGGAGTACACTCCTGAATTTGATCAGATGCTTTTCTATTTGCCGTTGTCTGGTTCTACTTTCAAGAAGGTTTATTATGATGATTTTCTGGGACGGGCTGTAAGTAAGTTTGTTCCAGCGGAGCAGCTTATTGTACCTTATACGGCTACCGATTTGGAGACCGCGGAAAATGTAACGCACGTTATTCAAATTACGGAAAACGAACTTCGCAAGAAACAGGTTGCAGGTTTTTACACTGACGTGGAAGTTTCCGCTTCGCAGTCTGATCCTTCACAAGTACGTGAGGAGATGGATGAAATATCTGGAGTGGAACCAACCTATCTGGATACGGATGTTACTTTATTGGAGTGTCATGTTAATTTAGATTTGGAGGGGTATGAAGACACTGATGGAGAAGGAGAGCCTACAGGGATAAAGCTTCCTTATATTGTTACGGTTACAGAGGACAATGGGAAACTCTTGAGCATCCGGCGCAACTATAAGCCGGAGGATGACACATATAAAAAGAACCAGTACTTTGTTCATTTTAAATTTTTGCCTGGGTTTGGGTTCTATGGCCTTGGCTTAATTCATATGATCGGCGGGTTGAGCCGCACGGCCACCGCAGCCCTTCGCCAGCTTATCGACGCAGGTACGCTGGCTAACTTACCTGCTGGCTTTAAAGCGCGGGGTCTTCGAATCCGGAATGACGATGATCCATTATCTCCGGGAGAATTTCGTGATGTAGACGCTCCGGGAGGAGTTATACGAGATTCGTTAATGCTTCTTCCATACAAGGGTGCAGATCAGACGTTATTCCAGTTGATGGGTTTCTGTGTTGAAGCGGGGCAACGTTTTGCCGCAGTCTCCAATCTTCAAGTAGGAGATGGGGATCAACAGGCCGCAGTTGGTACGACTATTGCTCTTTTAGAGCAGGGTGCGAAAGTAATGTCTGCTATACATAAGCGGTTATTTTACGCACAAAAAGAAGAGTTCGTATTGTTGGCAGATGTATTCGGTCAGTATTTACCCCCCGAATATCCATATAATGTAGTAGGAGCGGAACGCACTGTTAAAGCGCAGGATTTTGATGAGAGAGTAGACGTTATCCCGGTAGCTGATCCAAACATTTTTTCCATGGCGCAGCGTGTTACCTTGGCACAAACGGAACTTCAGTTGGTACAATCGGCTCCTGATTTGCACAACATGCATGAAGCGTATCGCCGTATGTATAAAGCGATAGGTGTTAAGGACGTGGATGCAGTGCTAAAACCTGTAGAAAGCGGCGACCCGGTTCCGAAAGATCCGGCGCGGGAAAACTCTGATTCTTTGGAAAATTTACCCTTGGTAGCTTTTGAGGGCCAAAACCATGATGCACACATTATGGCGCACTTGGTTTTTGGATCTTCCGGAATGGTTATGCAGATTCCTTCTGTTGTTATGACCCTTCAAAAACATGTCATGGAACATGTGTCCATAAAAGCAAAGGAGCAGGTTTCTGCGGAAATGATGCAGCAACTGCAAGGTCAGCAGCCTTCTCAGGAACAAATGATGCAAGCTGAAGGGCGAATTGCTGAATTGATTGCACAAGGTATGCAACAAGTTAAGGATATCAGTTTGCAGATTAGTGGACAAAATCAGCCTGATCCATTACTTGCTTTGAAAGAGCAGGACTTGCAGATCAGGGCTCAAAGAGACGCGGCGGAAAACCAGATGGACAAGCAGCGGTTACAACTTGACCAGCAGAAAGCTGCTATGACTGCGGAATTGGGTCAGGACAGGATTCAATCCGCAGAAGACATTGCAGCGGCTCGAATAAAAGCGGCCCGTGAGCGTGAAATAATGAAACAACAGAAAGGTTAGGAAAAGAAAATGGCAAAAAATGAAAAAGGTTCTGTTGGTGTTATCCGTAAAGGTGAAGTTATAAAGGACCAAGGATTTGTTCCTTATAATCCTCCTCAGGAAGAACCGACTCCGGATGTTGCAAAGGGTGACGTAACTTCTGGAACAAGTCGCGGTATGGGTGATGCTCAACGCGGAGGTAAGTTTAAAATCTGCTAGGAGAAGACGGATGGATAAGGAGCGTTCTTCTTGAAAAACAGGAAGAGTTTTGAGCCTGAATCAAGGTTTGAAGCATATGATGTGGACGGA